GTTTGGTAGGGCTGCGCCCCAGCCATAACACCACCAATAGAGGTTTGCGCATCTCCTAACGTGTAACCCGCCTGATCTAAGAAAGGTTGATAACCACCTATGCCCGCTTCTGCGAGTTCTCCGGCTCGAATCTGTAGGTCGCTCATCTCCGCAACCATTTGCGGAGGTATTGTTACGCCTTGGTCAGCTAGAGCTTTTGCAGATTTAAGAAGCCCAATTTTGTAGGCTTCAATATCCGGGGCTTCGCGGACTATTTGTTCTGTCGTTGTGACCATTACGCTGTCGCCCTTCCTCGGTTCTCAAGGTTACGCATAACCGAGTACATGTTCTTTATGCCCTCGTTCATGTTGCCGTTACCAAGGCCTTTGACCGCATCAGTGGTCATAACAAATTCCCCGGGCATTAACATGGCACGAACGCTGTCCTGATTAGGAATGCCCTCTTCTGGCATGATTCCACCATTCCTACGAGGGAATACTTGACCACCATCAGCCAAAGTTTGCCCCACAAAAGGTCTGGCAAACGGACCTTCTGGTACGCTTCCCTGCAAAAAATAAGCACTTGGGTCAAGGGCCGCGGTCTGTTGTAAGGAATTCACGGGAGGCTGATAGGTGCTTTGGGCAGAAAAGAGCCGATACGGTGGATCAGCGGGGTCAAAAACACCAACTTGGGCCGGTGGGCGATAAAGTTGAGCAGCCTCCTTCTCTCGGCGGGACTCAGCTTCCTCTCTAGTAATATATTCTCCAGTTTTAGCGTCTAAAACTCTATCCCCAATGTCCGCAATCATATACGAAGAGGGGTCATCTTCCACTATATCAGTACCCGTAATAACGTTTCCATCTTCGTCGCGATCAACAACGCCTGCGGGCTCCGGATCCCCCACCTTAAAGCCGCCCGCCGCGGCTACACCAGCTGTTCCGAGCAATGCTGCGGGGCCGTATGTGCGCATAAGGCCTGCACCTAGCTGACCCGCAGCTTCGTTTGCCGCGGTCCTTTGCAATCCGGTGGCGGTTGCATTTGTAAGCCCCTGCGCGGTAAGGAAATCATTGGCTCCCGGAGCGGCCGCATTTGGCATAAACGCATTTTTCAGGCCTTCCCCAATGCTAACGCCGTCGTTTGGAGTAAACACTTGTTTAATGCTTTCGGTAAAGCCCGGGGGCTTGTAAGTATTAATATTGTCTATTGCTTGTTGTTTGATCTTGTCTATTGCTTGTTGTTTGATCTGATCCGCGGTCAACGCTACGCCGTCCGCGGCCACGTTGGTTGCGCCAGCTACTGCATCCGTGCCCACGTTGGTTGCGCCAGCTCCCGTATCAGCGCCCGCAATTTGTTGCGAAGCCAACGCTGGGTCTAAGGCTATATCTGCACCGGCAAAAGCCGTACCACCCGGCGCTGTTGGACCAGCCCTCATGTTGGCAAAAGAAGCGCCCGAGAAATCACCTGTTAGCGCTTTTCCGATTCCGGACATACCGGCAGACACGTTACCAAAAGCCGCAGCGTTTCTTACGCCCGTCATAAAGCCGTTACCGCTCATCATGCTACCAGCACCGGCGGTCAAACCGCCCATCGCGCCACCTATTAGGGCTGATTTAAGAGCATCTTTTATATTACCGCCGTTAATCAACGTTGCAATACCTGATCCGAGGGCCGCGCCGTAAATAGGCCCAAGAAACATGGTGCCTACAATGGGTAGTACAATGGGAGCAATCTTCTTGACCACTTTAACTACGCCTTTGACGACCTTTTTAACACCTTTAAAAACCTTCTTAAAAAACTTTTTAAAGAAAAACTCTGCCGCGCCAGTGTCTGGGTTAATGCTGTTTGCCTCGGAGCCAACAATGTAGCGTTCCGGGTCTTCCACGCCTTGCTGTTCTAGGAACGCAAAGATCGTTTCTTTCATTTCAGGGTTTTCTTCGATGAATGCTGCGGGAATAATTAATTCTCCCGTCTGCACGTGAGCTATCGTATCATCGCCCTCACGGCCCATGGCCGCCATCTTTTTAGTTATGGCCGTAAATTGAGCAATCCCCTCATCGCCAAACTCTTCTGTTCCGTCGTCATCCGGGCCGTAAACCTCCTCCGCGTCTTCATCAGACATCACAAAGTCAGCAATACCGCCCTCAGGAACTTCCATTGCATCGATTTTTTTTGCAGTTTCTGCCATTATCCCGCTCCACCTGTGATACTGTCAGGCATAGTTACCTGAATTATTGTACTTCTATTTTCTTCTCCGGTCCATGACGAACCGCAATTAGGACAATTCCCGTCTGGATAAGAAGCAATTTCTTCAGGGGTATCCACCTCATTACTACATGTAACACATCTTACCACCTCTCGGCTAGTGGCAGGTCGCCATCTTGAGCCGTCGGCCATTGTAATCACTGTTTCAGCCGTCATGTTATTGTTACCGTGACACTACCCACGGCCCCCGTTGCTGTTGAACCTCGCAAATAGGGTTTATTTGCAACAGTAATACGAAGCTCGTCGCCATACTGAAACACGCCCCCCAGAGGTAGGTTATAGTTGTCTGTCTGCAAATTAGGCAGAGTTAAGGCCGAGGCCTGCCAAGGTCCCGGATTATTTATTTGACCCAAAAACACAGAAAAGGCCCGAACCACTTCCATCTGGTAAGCAGGATCGTAGCCTGTTGGAGCTACTGGGAAGAAAGGAAGTACAAGGCCTCTACTCATCGGCGTCCATCCGGTCTTACGTCTATCCGAGGCGTACCCAAACGCCACCCCACACCTGTGTCATCGGAGGCTATTTTAAACGCAAAAGACCTACCACGAAGGCGCAGATTAACTTGGTTTGTAAATTGTTCGATAGGAACAGTAGCCGTGCGGGCCACATTACTTGTGGTCACAGTGCTGTAATTTGCGCCCGGAAAGTTGCGGGTTTCAAAGGTAAAATCAACCACCGGAGAAGCCGACGTGGACGTTGAGAACGTAACATCAGGAATCATTTTACTTAAAAAAACAAAGTTATCTCCAGAGCCCATAGCCATCTGACTACTTTCTATATAGGCGTTGATTGCAGCGGGTGGGTTCGCACTGCCGTCATCAACCCCAAACTCATGGTAGTACAAATATCCGTCAGTAGACGCAGATATAGGATACTGCGCAATGCCTCGGTCAATCCACGCTGTTCTCGACATTTGACCATAATACCAAACTTTTTCTTCGTAGTTAAAAACTACGTACCGATTCACAACACTTGAATCAGCTGATGGATAAAACCACCAAATTTCCGAATAAGACGAGTTAATAGCCGCCGTAACCTTTTCTTGCTGCTGCGTGTTAAAGTCCTCAAACACATACGCCCGCACAGAGCATGGAAGCTTTTGAACACCCCCGCCGTACATGTAAAACTCTTCAGCACCCATCCAAAACACCATGTCGTCCACCGCAACGGCAGACAAAGGACTGGCAATTGTAATATTTTCAGAAATAAGATTGATGCCGAAAGTAAACGGTGGCCCTAAATACTGCATCGCGTGAAGTGATTTATCCGTAAACACCAAGATTTGTTGACGTGTTTCGAGGGCCGTGATTATCTCAGAACCTGTGCCGATTCGTAGATCACCCGCCGTGTTGGTTGCTTGAGCGGACCACGTAAGAGGGTTCTCTTGGTCTGAAAACCGTATTAAAAGAGGGTCTTGGACCCCGATATTTGTCTGGGAATCACACCCAAACACAATAACATGCCGATCCCGGTCCGAAATCATGACCTGCTTTGCAATGGTGGGCGTAGTCGAGTCTGCACCTGCAAGTTGAGACAGCTCTACTGCCGGTGCAAAAGGGGCTGAACTGGTGGATTTGTCCCAGTAGTAAATACCACCGTTACGAACGTTAATAATTAGGTCTTCACCAAAGTTGTCGTGGCTCCAAATGCGAAGCGTGTCCCCAACCGCAGTCAAAGAACTACCCGATCCCCACGTTCCGCGAGACCATATACCTGCACCCCAGCCTGTCCCAACTACGGTGGTGTTTAAACCAACAGTAATTTGATAGGTGCCCACGACGCTAGCGCCGCCGTTGCCTGTGTCTGATCCGTTTGCTATTACCAGCGTAGGGGAATACTGTCCGTCAATGGTGATTTCACTAATCGTAGCCACTTCGCGGGCTTTAATTTCGTAAGTATTATTACTTACCACATTAAAAACTTGGTATTCTTGGTTTAAAACAGCCGCGGTTACATTTCCGCCTAAAGTCGCGGCACCCGAAAACGTAACAAAATCGTTGTTGGACGCTCCATGGTCTGCATCGGTTACCGTTATCACGGAAGAACTATTTGTCGCGGAAAATGTAACATCCCCCGCGGCAGTTGTTGTACGAGTAGGGGTAACATCATTATACCCTCCGCCCTCGTTTATATAATATTTAAGATGTGTTCCGACGCCTAAATAACTGGTGCCATCTAACGCAACAAAAGGCTTGAGTGCCCGACATGTGCCTAAAAAGCTTGTGCCGGAATACTTTTCCCATCCTCCTATTTTTTCAGGAGTGCCGAAACGAAAGCGCACCATGTCACAATCAAACCAACCTCCTTCGTTGGTGTAGGAGGTGATTTCCCTGTTTACGCCGGGACGAAACTGTAACTTGGTAAACGCCATTTCATTACCTTATCTATTCCGCAGCTTCTTGAGCGGCCTCTTCAACTTCAGCCTCAAGTGATGTAGCCAGCATCTTTATAAAGGCTTGCTTTCCAACATGCAATTGATCCAGATTAAATTGAGCCGACCCTGCCTTACGGTCAAGGTCTTTGATATGATTTATCATTACCTTTTGCTGATCTGTCAGTTGATCTTCAGTATATTCAATATCGTCAATCGTAATGGTGTTTGTTTGTTTCTCAGCCATTGTGATCTCCTTTCGTTTATGCAGCCCAAGGGTTTCCAGAGGCTTCGGTTGGGTTAATTTGTTTGTCGATATCAGCAGCGATAGCCGCCTCAGTGTCAGTCTGTGATACGTTCTCCCAGACCCATGCTTGAGCCTGTGCCTCAGTTACATCAGCGTATGCAATGAAGTCACTGTCGGACGGATCGTAAGTTAAACCTACACTACCGTAATTTGACGCTGAGTGTTCACCATCGACGCCTGTGCAGCGCCAGTGAATTACGTTGATGCCACCTGTAGCGATATCACGCTCACAAGTTTGGATAGTCCAAGTGTATGTTACAGCCATTGTTTAGGCTCCTTCTAGTGTTGTTACCCTAGCTTTAAGGGCTGTGATTTCTGTAATTGCTTCTTGCAGTGCAGAAGTTAGAAGCGCTACTAGATTACTTTCCGCAATACCAAGAAAATCCTCTGTAATCGCTTCGGTAACGACGTTTCCATCTTCATCTTTTTCCGCTGGTGTTACAACACAGGTGTTTGATTTAACGATAGACCCGAGATACGGCTTGTCAGTCAATACTTGCTCAACCTCTTGTGCAATAAAGCCGATTTGCGTGTTCTCAGTGTCAAAGTCGTGAACTGAATGAGGCATCCAATCGAAGTGGACGGGGTTCAATGCAGAAACCAAGTCTAAAGCGCCAGTTATGGGCGTTACGTTTTCCTTATACCGCCCGTCTGATGTGGCAATAGTTGAACTTGTCGCAAAAATCTGGCTGTTGACTTGCAACTTATATGAACCGTTGCTGTTAAGATAACCAATCAGTACAAAACCGTTGCTGTCGGTAATCATACGATGTGCGTTAGCGGTAGCGTCATAGGCCATATAGAACTTACCATCTCCGACGCCTTGAGTGTATGTTCTGCTTGTCGCACTTTGACCAGAGCCACTAATATGTAGGACTCCATAGCCAGACGTTCCTGTTCCACCCGATATTTCCATCTGCCGACCTTGACCAACAGTACCCCAAGCAGTGCTGTGCGGTGTCGTTGTTCCGAGGCCTAAATCTCCACCACTAGTGAGGCGCATAGCTTCTGCTGTTGAACCGCTGTTTCTTGTGTAAAAGGCAAGTTCTCCAGAGTTAGAACCATTCGACAAGCCATAAATTTGACCAAACACTCGATTAGTTGAACCACTATCTAGTCCTTGAAACTGAATGTATGGCCCAGTGCCAGCAGAATATGCACTTGTATCACGCAATGTGATAACGGGTGTGTCGCTTTCTAAATGCAACAAAGAAGCGGGCGAACTCGTCCCAATCCCAACGTTACCGCTGCTGTCGATACGCATACGTTCTGCGTTATTTACACGAAAGTCCATTTCGTTAACATTATGGGCATATCTTATTCTACCCATAACAGGAGAACCGCCACTTGTCCCATCTGCAAAAGCTATAGCACCTTGTGAAGTCGTTCCTGTAGCAATAGTTATGCCACCGCTTGCTGAATTAGAAATAACAAGGTCATCAATGCTTGAATTATAAGAGCTAGGGGAAGTCGTTCCAATTCCAACATTGCCGCTGCTGTCGATGCGTAAACGCTCCGTGTTGTTAGTCATTAAAGCTAACGCAGAGCCAGAAGTTCCACCAAACATACCAACGGCTTCACTACCTACACCAGTGTGCTTAATGCCAAGAGTATAGTAAGTAGCATCGCTGAACAAAGCAGCAACATTTCCTGCTCCAGAAGCAACAGCTAATTTACCGCCAGTGCTGTTAAAGGTACTAGGCGAACTCGTCCCAATTCCAACATTGCCGCTGCTGTCTATGCGCATACGTTCTGAGCCGTCTACCTTAAACGAAATATTAGTGTCGGACTTTTCATTATCTCTGTCGGCATCAAAGATTAAATCGCCACCCGCACCCGAAATTTGACACTCTGGAGTTCCAGAAGCATCGCTGTCCGTCAGTCTGATTATAGGTGAGGCACTTTCCAAATCGAGCAAAACAGTAGGCGAAGTCGTGCCAATCCCCACCAATCCCGCTGATGTGATCCGCATACGCTCCGAACTGTTAGTGGTGAAGTTAATCGCCCTTGAACCAACAGCAGACAGCGCAAACGTATTAGAGTCAAAAGCGAACATTTCACCAATCAGATTACCGCCGAGCTCAATGTCAATGATGCCGCCATTGGTTGCGTGATTAAGCGTTAATGCCGTATAGCCAGAGTAGGCGTTGGGGGTGCTTGTGCCAATACCAACGTTTCCTGAGTTGTCCAAAGTCATTTGAGTTGTTGAACCGCTACCAAACTTTAAGTAACTACCACTACCAGCATTACCTGTATCGTAACCTTCAATAAACTTTTGACCAGAGTTGCCAAATTGTATGCGACCTTTACCGCTTGTAGAACCATAGTTATCAAATTGTGTAGTACCATCCACAGTCAGCCCATCAGCCGTCACAGTGCCAGTTACGTTTACGCCTGTGCTGGTGGTGGCGAGTTTTTCAGCACCATTATGGTAGAGTTTAGAGTAATCGCCATCACGGAAAACAGCTAATGCCTTATCCCTAGCAGCATTCCAGAGTGTAATTTGAGTTGATGATTGCAATTCAAGATTGCCAGTACCCGCATCTTGGATAACACTTTTAGACCCATCATGGTAAATCTGTAGGTCAGACCCAGCGCCGAAGATGGCTTTGTCGTTGTCACCGAATGTAGCGTTTCCACCAATAGCAAGATTGCCAGCAACATTTAAACCATCAAAGTGAGCGTTGTTAAATACGTTCGCAGCAACTGCGCCAGTTCCTGCGCCATTAAAGAACACAACCGCAGTCGTCCCCGCTGGAACTTCATAGTCATTGCTTGCGTTATACGTGCCTTGGAACAGCAAAATGCTGCGCGAACCAGACAGGTTGTTACGCACATAGATAATCTTTTCAGCATCATTTGGAGTAAGCTGCACGTACACCGTGCCGCCAATATCCCCGCCATCCCCAAAAATAACTAATCGATTGCGCCCGTTAGAAGCTGCGCCATCGCTAACTGGAAGTGTGTTTGGGGAACCTGTCGATCCCGTGGCACTTAACGTTACGGAAACTTGTCCGTCAAGAGAAGTGTCCAACAACTCAAAGTTTGTGTTTGTTGTATCGCCCCATGTACCAGACTGTTCGCCTGTGCCAATGAGTTCGATACCGTTGTTTAATGTGTATGTACTAGGCATTTTTATATCCTTACGCTGCTATCCGCGTCCAATTGGCGTCTTGAGATGGTGTTTCCTCCGACCACGCAGGCGATTGACTTGGGGTTTCATTAGTATAACCCGGATTTTGATCCGGGACAATGTTTCCGTAAACTAACACGCCGGAAACAAAACCAGTGGCCGAAACACCGATTACGTTGACATCTACGGCGAGTTGAGCTTCGGCTACTCCCACTTGACCCAATGCAGGATTCGGGGCCGTTACGGGAACCGTGACAAAAATGCCGACTTCTACAGAGCCTACGCCGCCAGTGGCTGCAAGCCCTGTGGGTAAAACGTCCGCAGCGGCAGTAACTGTGACCGATCCTACCGCTGTCGTAGCTTCTAACCCCGTAACCGGAGTTATTGCATCAGCCGTAACGGTGACCGAGCCAACTTGACCCGCGCCCGCAACACCTGTTGCGTTTACTACCGCTGTACCCGTTGCGGTAACTGCGCCGGGAGAACCCGTAGCGGCAAGCCCCGACACGTTGATAATAACGCCGGTGCCTTCAATTACCGTAACAGCGCCCGGAGAACCTGTAGCCGAAACGCCCGTGACGCCCGTATTGGCATCCGCAGTGACAAGAACGGAGCCTACCGAGCCCGCCGCCTGTAACCCGGTAACCGGAACATTGGCTTCCGCAATAACAGTAACAGACCCCGGAGAGCCTGTAGCCGAAACGCCCGTGACCGTGACCGGAATAGCCGCGCCCCACGGTCCTTCAGACCATGAACCTCGTCCCCATCCCGTAATCGCTGCCATCGGATTTTACCCCTTACGCAATGCGTATGATGGCGTTACTTGCGTCTGCCGTTGGGAAAACAACTGTAAAGTCGCCATTTGTAGAAGTTTTGTCAGACCCAAAGTCCAAAACCACAACAGCCGGATTTCCTGCGGCGGAATCGTTATAAATCAACGCACCACGTGCCGTGATCGTGGAAGACGACCACGTAGTGTCTGCGAAATCAGTGAAAGCTGTCGTTCCAGACGTTGTTGGATCAACTCGTGTCAGAGTGTTTCCTCCCGCACTATAACCGGTCCCGGATACCTCATTAGTCGCGGTATAAGCGGTAGTAGAGGCATCAAAAGATGCACTGTTTGTGTAGAGAGCGATCTTAAAAGTGTCGCCTCCGGAGTTTTTAAAGTTATGCACGGCCTCAAGAATTTCTTTCTTGAAGCTTGTACACATGAAATTTCCTGAAAAGGCCATGCCTATGTCTCCTTATGTGTTACAAGTTCAGATTTCATTGTTTCGGCCTAATTAACATGCCGGTCCGATATTCATCGGTGACTTCTTTGGATTCGCCAAACATTTTCATGCCGCTAATGGCTTCTGTAAACCTTTTTTCGTACATAGCCATAACGTCCGCTTCGCCCTTCATAAATATATAGGCCTCCATCAAAGTTCCATAAAGCAGCGCCATTTCAGCATTTTCACTTAACCATGTCGTGGCGCTATCGGCACCCGCCGTTAAACTTGCGGGGCGGTAGAAGTAATGCAATTCAACAGAATATGCACTGTTAGGGGTAGGCCCTAAAATAAAGTTATCCACGTCAAAAACCGCGTAATAACGAGGATTTCCCGTAGTCGTAGCATCGGGATTAAACGATTGAACAAAATCAACGTCTTTAAAGTCTAAAAACACGTGATCCCCGTCTGAATCTACAAAAGACAGGGCAAAAGGAGCCAAATAATCGCTGGGACAAGCTAAATACTTGTTTGAGGCCGTCATTCCGCCACTTACGTTCTTTTTAAACAAGCTCAACTGAACGTTTTTGAGGATACGCTCTTCTGCTTGGCGTATGAAAACCGGCAAATTGGTTACAAAGGTCGTTTCATCGTTCTCTGTGTAGTCCTGAACGGCTTGTTTTAGCTGTGCATATGTAAAACTCATGTTACCACCGTCACTGTTCCAACCTGACCAAACCCTGTGGCGGGCCGAAGATTAGGGTTTTCTACTAAAGGGACGCCAACATATACATCCATTGGTTCTACTCGGTCCGGCCGAGCATTTTGCAAGGCTTCTGGGTCCACAACCTTACGGAAAGGGCCCAATTGAGGCTGTTTCGGTTCAAATTCGTCCGGTCCAACCAGCAACCCGTTCCATTCTTTACGCATAAGCACGTACCGATACCGTTGCCCGGATCGATCAGAAATAGCGTATGAATTTTTACCGGATGCAAATTTAGACATTATCCCACCCTGTAATATTCGTACTTAGGTACGACGTTGAAAGAAGACCGATCCCGGTCTTCCGTTGCGGCACGATCAAACTCTTCTTCGTAAACAGCTTTAAGCATTTGTATGCGGTTTGGGGCGCGTTTTAAGGCAATATAGTAAGCCAGACCCGCCGCCAAACAGGGGTAAAACCGAAACGGCATGTCCATTGTGTTCGTGTAAATGTCCGCATCATCCATGCGGGTAAGCGCATCGTAATAAACAACATCCGTATTATTGTCTGGAACAGGCCAGAGTTTTAAAACGGGTGTTATTTGTCGATCTAAGAAGAACTGATTAACACGCCCTTGCGTTGTTTTGTTGGGGATTGTTAAAAAGCCGTCTCGACTCAAACGTTCCAGAGAATAGTCCGTCCCATCGCGTTTAACTACAACAGACAGAATATCGATAACATCCTTGCCTAAATCGTAGTCTCCATCGCCCACGGCCATTGTTACGGTGCGCTGCTTGATAGTCCACTGATTCAAGCCCCGGTTGGCCCAGTCGGCAAGCATAAGATTTAACGACCTTTTGGCCGTTTTAAGGTCGTAACCAGTACGAACCTCTAATCCGCAACGCTCAAACGCTTCTTCAACGTAGTCCGCTACATCCAATTCAAAGTCTTTGCTTCCCGAAAGGGTCATTTACTTCTTCCTAACCATACCGCCGCCGCGCATTTTCTTAACCATGCCGCCTTTGCGCATTTTCTTAACCATGCCGCCGCCGCGCATTTTCTTAACCATACCACCGCCACGCATTTTCTTCGTCTTACGAGGTTTCATCGCCATTTTTCAGTCTCCTGTAAAGTTTTTTACGTTTAGCATATATTTCGAGCGCATTATACTCGGGGTCATAAATACCATAATAACCCTTTTTGTCCAACTTGTCTGCCGATTCTTGTAGTTTAGACAGTCTCTGAACAAAAATCATAGCATATGGAGTTTCCGTTTCAGCCTCAAACTCTACGTCGTCTACAAAATCATTTTGGTCGTCGTCGGGATGAAAACCCATTAACCATATGTCTTTATCAATGAAAGCACCGGTAGCAATGAAATCATTTAAATCGTCTAAATACTCATGAAAAGCTTCCGGGGGTTTGTCGTTGGCCAAGTCAACTAAAATAGCCAAATCAAACTTATCGTCATATCGGGACACACAAGAATATAAGGATTGATAGTTCTCTTCATGCTTAAAAACAATGGCCACCTTTTCATCGGCCCACGCCTGCCGAGCGTATGGGCAAGGAGGAACGCCGTTAAAATGCGGGCTTGGAACTTCCAAAACCTCTTCTGACCAGCGCATTATTTCTGTTTTTATGGATTTTTCTAAGGTAGCCGTCATGATTGCGTCACCGAACCGCTGGTTCTTTTGCGCCTTTCGCTCATAATTGCTCCACAACCACGAGCAACGGCCGTTCCCGGTACGGATTTACCGTTAAACTTGCGTTTGGGTTTAGTAACTTCACCCCCCAAGGCCATTCGTGTCACTTTCGCCGCCTTAGTGTTTGAAACAACCTGCTTGCCCTTAGAGCCTGCTTTCTTCTTTTTACGTGCAGTTGCAGCCCGCTCAGACTTACTAAGACTTTGAGCTTTAGAGCGAGGTAAACACCGATCAGGGTTCTTTTTATCTTTAGAAGTACCGCATTTGCCCGCGATATTACCTTGGCTATCAATCCTAACCCAATCTTCATCTACCCAATCCTTTAAATCGCCCATTACTTGCCCTTCCTCTTTCCGCCCTTAGATTTTTTGGCATAGTTAGGGTCTTTACAATATTTAGAGGCGGCAAGATTGGC